AGGTTGAGCGGTTGCGGGGGGCGTTGGAGGCAATCCCAAAGATAGCTTTTCCTAACGCTTGGGAGTCAATCCCATACCAAAAGGCATGCACCGTTGCCAAGAATGCACTTAAACCATGAACACTGAACCACAATTACCTAAAGAGGCTTACGCTATGGCTTCCCGTATCCAGAGCGAAATAGCCAACCTGAGAGCATCCGAATCCAAACTCAAAGCCGAGGTGGAACGGTTGACATCGTTATCAGACAATTACCGCACGGCGTTGGCTAGAATCGTGGCTCAAAAGGCGCTACCTCAGCCGATGGCGTTTAACACAGCAATCATCATAGCCGAACTGGAGTTGGAACATGAGCACTAAACGTCCCCAGAAATGGCAAACCATAGCAATGGTCAACGAGCTATTGGAGATGGAGAATTCATGCCTCAAAGCAAAGGTAGAGCGGTTGAAGGCTGCGGGGACAGAGATCATTAGACGCACTAAGGAGGGATGCGGCAACCACGGATGCCGAATGAAAAAGCCCGAAGGAATGGCCCCTAACGGGCCGTGTCGATGCACCCCGAACAGCTTGAAGAAATTACTAGAAGGAACTGAACCATGAGCACTAAACTGCCCGCCGGGTAGTGATTCCATGCAGCGCCTTGTTGTGCATCTTGATTTGTTCAGTGGTATCGGAGGCTTCGCGCTTGCTGCTCAGATGGTGGGCGGAATCAAGACGGCGGGCTTCTGCGAGATAGACCCGTGGGCAAGACGCATCCTCGCCAAGAACTTCCCAAACGTGCCAATCCACGACGACGTAAGAACCCTCAACCCCAATGAATATGGAACAATCGAACTTATTACAGGCGGATACCCTTGCCAGCCTTTCAGTTACGCCGGGAAGCGAAAAGGCGAGGATGATGACCGCCACCTCTGGCCAGCAATGGTTGAGGTTATTGCCAAGGCAAGACCCCGCTGGGTGCTTGCTGAAAATGTTGCTGGGCATGTCACGATGGGCCTCGACGAAGTGCTATCTGACTTGGATTCCATCGGCTACGCCGCAGAAGCGACCGTTGTTCCGGCTTGTGCCGTCGATGCCAGACACCGACGAGACAGGGTGTGGATTATGGCCTACCGCAATGAGTTCTGGAGCAATGGGGGAGAACGTGGACAACATCAAGCGGCGTGGGAAATACAACGCCAAGCTGGAGGAAGCCGTGGCACTCTGGCCAACGCCAAGAGCCAACAAACATCATGGCAAAGATCGAGCGGACTTCTCACCGAGCCTGCACAATGTTGTCGGTGGGAGCCTGAACCCGCAGTGGGTAGAGTGGTTGATGGGCTACCCGGTCGGCTGGACAGACTTAGAGGACTTGGAAACGCCATCGTGCCGCAAGTCGCCGCCGAAATCCTCCGATGCATGATGCGCGTCGATTCTCTGCACAACAACGAGATATTGGAGACAGAGAACGCTGCCCTCAAAGCCGAGGTAGAGCGGTTGAAGTCGGAACTTTTAGACATGACCAAGGCATACATCCAAGCTGGCGTAAAAGCTACACTCGCCCAGAAGACGCTAGAGAATTGGGAGGCAGATGAAAGCCTTGAGAAGGGAGACACTGAACCATGAGCACAGACCCTAGACTATGAGCAACGCCGTCGATGAACCGCTGAAATGGACACCGCACCCGCTCTTGCCGGTGCCAGCGGACGACGCGATACGTTACTGGATATCTAAGCCAGGCGGGGACGAAAAGTTAGCGAAGTATTATTCTGACCGTGAGAATTTGATTCGGCTAAGCGAGCAAAACCCATTCGACTACGGGACGGAACCGAAGCACTGGGCGGATGCGGACTCGCTGCTGTGGTTGAAGATTCTGATATTGATGATTTTCGGCGGGAACCGCGCCGGGAAATCGGAATACGCAGCTAAGCGAACGGTGCAGGACGCGGTTAACTATCCGGAGAGCGTCATCTTCTGCATGCACGAAAACGAGAAGGCGAGCGTCGCGCTTCAACACAAGTATGTCTGGAAATACCTACCTCAACAAATCCAGACACTCAACGGTCGGAGCCATTCCGTTTACAAGGTTAAGTATTCCCTAGCCAACGGGTTCACCGATGGGAAGTTGGTGCTTCCTAATCGCTCGGAGATTTACTTCCTGACTTACGGCCAGAAGCCTGGTGACTTCGAGGGGTTGGAGCTCGGTGCTAAGGGGTGCGAGGGGCGTATCGGTGTGTGGGCTGATGAAAACATGACCCTGCCGTGGTTGAACATGTTGAAGCTGCGGTTGGCATCGAGGTCGGCTAAGTTGGTGTGGACGTTCACGCCGACTAACGGCATCACTCCGACCATTAAGGAACTGCTCGGTTCGACGGGGAAGGTGGTGAAGACGTTACCGGCTGAATTGTTGGCGGAGAGAGTGAATGTGCCTGGTTTACCTGTCGGCCACATGCCTTACATTGTTGAGCCTCTCTTCGAGAAGTCTCGTGCGATTTACTTTCATTCGATTCTCAACCCTTTTGGAAATCACTACGTCAACATCAAGGCTCTGTGCCAGAGCAAGCCAAGCGAATACATTGAACGCCGGGCTTATGGTTACAGCCGTGATGTTGCGGAACGTCGGTTTCCTTACTTCGGTGCATGGAACATCGTGTCACCTGATAATCTTCCATCGACAGGAACGAACTACATGTTCACCGACCCGGCTGGTGGACGGAATTGGGCGACGATTTGGGTCCGCGTTGTGCCTGGTAATCCTCCGAAGTATTACGTTTATCGAGATTGGCCTCAAGAGCAGGTCTATGGTGAGTGGGCGGTCCCGACAGAACGGGAAATCACGGCCGACACTCGACGTGGATGGGATGGCGACCCTGGTCCGGCGCAGCGTTCACTAGGTTACGGACATGTTGAATACAAACAGCTATTTTTGAGAGAGGAAACTATTGAAGCTCGTGTGAAGAATGGAGTAATTCTGGAGCGCGACCCGTATCGCCGCCGTCTCGTTGAGGAGAAAGCGTTAGAGGACGGCTTGAACATTGCAGACGTGGAGTCACCCAGTAAGAGCGCGAGCACTGGGGGGTATTCGAGACCTTGGATAGACTCCACGTCTGTTGTTGTTCTGAAGATGGATGATGGTCGCCTGGTGAATACCCCCGACACGTGGACGGCCACGCTGCACGAAGACATTCAAGACCGCTATGTCGATAGTCGTGCTGGCAAGAATCAGCACGCATCTCAAAAGGGTGGAACGTGCCTCGTGAGTGAGTTGGCTAGAATCCAATACAAGCCAGGCACGGATGAAGTCTCTGCGCCATCCATGCGTTTCCGATTAGCTTCTGGAGTGGACATCGAGGAGGGTATTATCGCCATCAACGCAACGCTCTTTTGGAACAAAGAGGAACCCCTTATGCCGCTCATCAACGAGCCTCGTATTTACGTGAGTGAGGATTGTCGGCAGTTCATTTGGGCCGCGCAGAACTACACCGGCAACGGTGGGGAGAAGGGTGCGTGCAAAGATTTCGTGGATAATTGGCGCTACATGGCGCTGGCTCGGTTGCGTTACCTCGATGCGGCCGCGTTGGAAACGCAGGGTGGGGGAAGTTATTAACGGATGAAGCAGCTATGACACAGCAAGAATTCGACGAGTTGCCGGGCCTGTTGAGCCCGTCTCAGTTCATGGTGGTCACTGGCTTGACCCGTCACAAGCTCCGTGCTGAGCGCGAGATTGGCCTAATACAGGCCTGGCAGGGGAATCCCCAGGTGGGGCGCGTGAAGACTTACCGGAAGTATTACAAACGGGATGCCGCTAGGATAGCTGGCTACGTGATGCGTTGATAGTTTGCCTCAGTCTGCCTCAGTGCGCCTCAGAGTGGCACTTGATGGTTTATTGTTCGGTCAAACTCTGTTAATGGCCCGCCCGTGCAAGATGATTTCAGAGAGTTGGCGAATGAGAAACCGGACCTAAAGGAGCTTAAAGAACAGTTTGTCGACGCCATCGAGCGCCGCGACCGCTCCATTTTCAACCGGCAACGTATCAATTACGAAGCCCGTTACAACGTCTGGGCTCACCAATCCCGAGACGGTAAAAAGTGGAGCGCGGAGTCTGGTAAGAAGCCTTTCCCTTGGGCGGGGGCTAGTGATTCGCGCGTCGCCTTGATGGACAAATACATCAATGAAGACGTAGCGATGATGCAGGTAGTCGCCAAGCGGATGCGCGTCATGGTCTCTGGCACAGAATCTAACGATGCCGCTTTCGCTCACCGAGTTACGAACCTCCTGAGGTGGATGAAGAGCACTCAGATGAGGGAATTCCCGCGAGAGCGACGGCTGGGGGCCAATTACATGCTCGAGAACGGTAGCACTGTGTTTGGCATCTTCTGGGAACGGCGCCAGCAGTTACGCTACGAAGACTTGGACTTGGAGGAGATGGCCAGTATTGCCCTCGAGCTGAAGGCGGCGGCAGAAGAGGGCCAGGAGATGCCTCCGGAAGCCCTACTGCTCATCCGCCTGCCGGAACTCATCCAAGACCCGACGTTGGAGAAGGAGGCAATTCAGGCGCTAAAGCTCGGATTCCCAAGTGTTCAGTTACCGCATCTCCGCAAGGCTGTGCGGGAACTTCGTGAAGAGGGCTCGACTCGTTTGCCGCGGCCATATATCGCGAAAGACCGGCCGTGCGTCGTCGCTCTCCGCCCTAATGAAGAGATTTTCATTCCTCCGGACACAACGGACATCCAGTCGGCTCGCGGCATTTACCGCCGAGAGCTGCTTACTGAGTCGGAGCTGGTTGAGCGCCAGCAAACGCATGGGTGGAGCGGGAAATGGATTAAATTCATGCTCAAGAAGCAGCGAGGCAATGTCACGCTGGATATCGAGGCCCAGTATAATCGGGGTGCCCTCAGGGCAACTACCGTCACCAGCAGCGGCTTGTTGACCACTAAAGAGCTGTTTGAGGTGATTCACGTCTGGCGCCGTCAACACGACGAAAATGGTGTTCCTGGTGTGTTTTACACCGTTTTCAGTGCGTTCAGCACGACAGAATATGCCTACCACGGCATGATGGACTATGACCACGGCGAGTATCCGTTCATCCATATCGAACGCGAATCCCGGTCCCGACTCCTCGATGATGCACGCGGCTATGGGGAAATCGGGTTTACCTGGCAGCAGGGCATCAAAACGCAGTGGGACGCTCGGGTTGACCGCACTAGCATTGCGACTCTGCCGCCTAGCTACTACCCAAGCGGGAGTGCGCCTGATAAGTGGGGCCCGGGGGTCCAGATTCCTACTATCGCGAAGGATGATTACGGCTTTTTGGACATCCCGAAGTATGACCCCGGGTCTGTAGAAATGGAGGAAAGTCTTCGCAAATTCAGTGACGAGTATTTCGGGCGGCCTGTCGATGAGCAGAACAAGGTCCAGAGCCAGGTCATGCGTCAGGACATGATTAACAATTGGATGGATGGTCTGGCGATGGTGGACACGCACATCTTGAAGCTCTGCCAGCAGTTCCTGCCTGAAGAGATTTATTTCCGAGTCGTGGGCAGCGGCCAGGCGAAGCCGCTTAAGGCGACTCACGATGAGATTCAGGGAGAGTTCGACGTCTCGGTGGGCTACAACGTCGCGGATTTGGATAATGAGCTGGTAGCGGCCAAGTTGGGGCTCATTGAGAAAGCTCTGATGATGGATACCACGGGCCGGGTTGACCGGAACCAGGCGTTAGACGTCATTTTCGAACTGATTGACCCTGATATTGGCGAGCGCATCTTGAAACCAGCGCCGGAAGCCAGCCAGGCAGAGATTGAGGACGAGAAGAATGTCTTCGCCCAGCTCATGGCCGGATTGGATGTGGATGTGAAGGAGGAGGGGCAAGCCTACGAATTGCGCCTGCAGACGCTCCAGAACATCTTTTCAACCAATCCAATGGCAAAAGAGCAGTATGAAAAGGAGGGGCGCTTCAAAGAAGTGATGGACAAGCGGCTCCAGCAACTTCAATTTCAACTCCAGCAGCGCGAAAATGCGGTAATCGGGAGACTTGGTGCGTAAGATGATTCGATTAGAAGCGGGGACTCAATGGGTTTATGCCGGGGTAGCTAATTCGCTCCAAGGGGACAAGTCTTGTGGCCGTCGTCATACCGTTACCTCCGTCAGTAAGCAGGAGGATTGCGTTACCACGTGGAGTGACCCGACGGGGCCAAAAGGCGGTGGAGACTCCTGGATGGGCTCCATATCCCAATTCCTTGACCAGTTTAGGCATTTCCAGAAGCAATGACTTACGACGAGCACAAGAAAGCGGGGGAGGCACTCGAGCCTGAGCAGGTTGAAGCATTGCTCCGCTCTCTGGCTTTGGATGAACGATTCAGTGCTGTGGTCACCTGGTTGGAGCGCAACCGTATTGACTTCAGCGACGCGGCTTGCCGTCAACCTGTGGCGAAGGATTACGGGGTGCTGGCGCACGCCAACGGTAGTGTCTGGGCATTCCGGGTTTTAGCCGCCCAGTTGACTGGTCTTCTCAATCCACCTGCGCCTGAAGGTGGAATGACGGAACCGTCAGACCAAGAAGAGGCGTAAATTTGCCCAACTCTGCCTGAGTGTGCCTCAAAGCGGGGTCTTCTCCTTCCGTTCACCGCTCCTTTCCGATTCTCTGCCTGGTGAACGGGCTTTCCTGTTGATTGTGCCCTTGAACAATCTCTGACCGCCTTCTTGCAAGGCACGAAACTGCATGACTACAGAAAAAACGACGGAACCGGTATCAACTGAACCTTCGAGTGGCAATATGACCCTCGGAGACCTTGGAATACGGATGGCTAAGAGTCGAAAGACTTCTTCCGTTCCGAAAGCTGAACCGGTAGACGCCGAAACCGATGCATCCGGAACGAGCAGCGAGCAAGCGGCATCGGATGCAGCGGATTCCGCTCTTTCACATTCTGAAACTGATGACTCCGCCGCCCTGGCTGACGCAGCCGCTGACGCTGAGGGCGATGAAGAAGCTTCTGAACAGGCTGATGCCGATGAGGGAACAGAAGCTGTCGACGCTGAAACGCAAACCGAAGAGCCTCCAAAGGCGGTGCGAGAGCTGCAAAAGCAGCTCAACAAGAAGCACGCGAAATTGCAGGAGACTCGAGAGGAACTGGCCGACCTGCGGGAAGAAGTGAAGGCGTTGAGGGAAAACCCTCAGCAACCTGCGCCGAAGTCGACGCAGCAACATCCTTCCGAAACGCATGCTGAAGCCGACCGGTCCGTTCAGGAAATCGACAGCGAACTCTCTGGTGCTGAAGCGTTCATGGCTTGGGCAGAGGAAAATCCCCACGGGGGAACCTTTGAGAGTGAGGGTAAGACTTACGACCTGACAGATGAGCAGGTTCGAGACTTGCGGCGACAGAGCGAACGCCAGCAAATCCGGCTTAATGCTAAGCGGGAAACGCGGCTCGAGATGTTGCGGCAAGACTGGGAAACAAAGCGTCAAACCTCTCACGGTGAAGCTGTGAAACTCTACCCTTGGGTAGGGAACCAAAACAGTCCTGAGTTCCAAGAAGCTCTGAGTATCATTCGCGAAAATCCGGCTGTGTTGCAAAGGCCTGATTTTGAACTCGTGGTCGCCCGGCAAGTCACTGGGCATCGCTTGGAGCGCGAAGCACTCAAGAAAACGAAGGCTGGAATGCCGCCGAAACGTAAGGCGACGCCAGTAGTCACGTTCGCGCCAAGCGCGGCTCCAAAGTCCAATGCGACTAAGGCAGCGACGGTCAGTGCGGCGGAGAAGCAGTTCTCAGAAGGTGGAGGGCGGGAAGGGGATTTGTCGAAGTTGCTCGCGCAGAAAAGGCTCGCAAGGCAGGAAGCCAGAGCGGGCGTTAATTAGCGCAAAACTATGATTGCAGATAGCTATGGCTCACCGAGCACAATCGGTGGTAACCGTGAGGATTTACGGGATATCCTCACAATCCTGGAGCCTGAAGAGACTCCTTTCACCAGTGCCGTCACTAAAGGCGACGGACCCAACGCAACCTTCATCGAAGTATTGGCTGACACTCTCCGCAAGCCTCGCACGAGCGGCACGCGGGAAGGTCAGGATGCTGGCAAGGGCAACAACAAGGCAGCTAAGCGCACGCGCTTCGGCTCCTACGTTCACCGTGTTCAGGATGAATTCGGTGTCACCGACGTTCAGCAGGCCATCAGTCGCCGGGGCGGCGTCGCGGCCGTGGACAACGAGTATGGCAACTCCAAGGCGAAAGCCCTGCGAGAGGTCAAGCGCGATATGGAGGCGGTCTGTTGCGGCTCTCAGGAGATGCAGGGCGGAAGCGACTCGGAGATGCGCACGCGCGGCCTGTTCACCTGGATTCAGGCAGCCGCTCAAGCAACTCAACCGGTGCCTGCGGATTTCCGTCCGCCTGGTGAGAGGGATGAGTCAACCTTCGAGGCGAGTGCAACCACCGAAACCATCGTTAGCGGCGTCGATGACTTGACGAAGTTGACGGAACCTATCTTCGTTCATCTGCTGAGGAATCTTCAAAAGATTCACGGTGGGAAACAGGATTACATGGTCATCGCTGGGGATGACATCTGTCAAACCGTCGACAACTTCACGCGGGTCAACACCAGCACAACGAACGCTCGGTATCAGGTGCAGGAACAGGCCAGCAAAAAGGAAATCACTCTTTCGGTATCCGTGTTCGATTCGACCTTCGGTCGAGCCAACATGGTGCCGACGCAGTTCAATGGTGTGAGTGCCTCTTCTGGTCTTGGTGACCCGAAGATTGCTTACATCCTGAAGATGAACCTGTGGCAGTTGCTCTTCCTGGAGAACCTTCACTCGGTTGACCAGGATGAAAATGCGGGTGGCTTGAGTGGTTACGTCAAAGCCATGTTCGCGCTCATCGGGCTCAATCCAAAGGGCAACGGGAAAATCTACAACACCTAAGGCTTAACCCTCGGTTGAAAGGCATTCTTCGAAATGTATTACAACCGGGAAATTTAAGACTTACTTACCAATCAAGGAAAAAAGCTATGATTCACAAAAATCTTCGCAATGAAGCCCAGAACGATGGCGGGTTCACGGACCTGTTCATCCTGGGCTCAGACAAAGCATACGACGCTGCCACCAAAACATGGGGCAGCGACTTCACGGCGGCTGCTCTCACGCAGTCCTACAACCTCCTGCAACTGACCGATGCGTCGAGCGTTCCGCTTTACGTTGTTCAGTATCCGTTGGCAATGGTGGTTATCAAGGAACCAACGAGCAACTCGGCCCACAACCTGAAAATCGATGTAGGTAACACGGCGGCCGCCACGGCGTTCGTGGCTGGCACGGCGATTCAAGGTGAAACGAAGAACACTGTCGTGCTTCCTGCGGCTGCGGCAGTGCCGTATTCCACGTTGACGGCCAGTCAGTATCTGACTGCGTTGGCTACCAGCGCGTCCGGGAACATCAGCACGTTGGCTGCGTTGGATGCGACCAAAGGAATCCAAATCTGGATTTACGCTTGTCTCATGCCCTACCGCCAGTGGGTGCTTGACCGCGAGGCGTAATGATTGAGGCGGCTGGTAAATACAGTCCGATTCGACGGGGGGGCCATCCACCCCCAGTGCGGTCCGGTGCGGCGCTCGTAGATTCGTCCCCTACGGGCGCCGCTTTTAATATCATCGCCGGGCGGGCGAAGGAGATGGAGCCCGACGATTTCTTGCTCTGGTGGAGGAACGAACTAAAGACGGGTGGTGAGCTCAGCGAGTATATGCGCGTTGAGAAGGCCCGCACGTCTGAGAGGTATCGGGCTGTCGCCAAGAAGAATGAAGGATTCAAGCAGAACAACAGGTCCGATGTCCGCAAGGTCGCGGAGGTGCCGTTGCGGGATTACTTCCGCTGGCTTCGTGAAGACCCGGACTTTTGGAAAGATGACAAGAATTTGAAATCGCTCAAGCGGGATAATCCCGACGTGTGCGTCTATTTGTGAAGGATTTTATTGCAGGGTAGAGAAGTGCTATCTCGCTGCGCTCATAACGCTGAGACCGTCGGTTGGATTCCGGCCCCTGCTACCAATTTGTGAGAACAGTCACCTATAAAAGTGTGCTGGACAGGGCCAATGTCCATTTTGCCGGTAAGGTGAACGCCACGGCTGACGATACTGCGTCGCTGAACGTCTTCATCAACGCCCGCTATCGCGAGTTCTTCGAGAGGTTCTTCTGGCAGGAGATGATGCGCGTGGAGCAGCGCACGTTTCGGCCAGCCTATGACGGCACGGCGACTTACGCCGCCAGCACAGCGACGGCTGCCACCGAAGTCTACTACTGGCCTTCGGAAGCCTATTACCAGGCCTTACGGAATCAACCAGTCACCCTGACTACCTTGGAGAGGGGTGGAACGGGGAACCTCACGGCAACCGCTACGTATGCAGCCGGACACAATCTGACCGTCGGCTCAACTCCTCGCATCACAATTTCAGGCGCAGCTCAAGCCACCTTCAACGGCACCTGGACGGCCACGGTCACGAGTAGCACGCAGTTTACCTACGTCATGCCAGCGGACCCCGGAGCGGACGCGACAGGGACGCTTCTGGCTGGTATCAATCCAACGAATAGCGGCAATCAAACAGTCACGTCGCATTGGGCGGTGGGGGAACCGGAATACACTCCAAGCAATGAATGGGGTGCGACGGTGGCTTATAGTGTCGGTACGTTGGTTTACCAACCTCTCGATGGCCGCACGTATCAATGCATCTTGGCGCACACCAACCAGCAACCTCCAAACACTAGCTATTGGGGTGTTCTGACGCCGTTTAAGCGAGACATCGACTTCGACCCCAGCGCCACCAGCAACCAAGGTGCTACCGCGACCGCAATCGGTGAGGTGCAGGACGTTTGGAGTAAGCATCCGTGGATTGTTGAAGATG